AAATAAGATATTAAGAAGCGTTCCTGCAAAAGAATTAGGTGCAGTTGATAGAAACAAAGCACCATTCATTATTATTGATGACTTAGGAACTGAGAGTATTAAAAATGATTATGGTACTAAGATTGATGCAGTTGCTGATGCGATTTCTTATGCTGAGGATAGTTCTAAAACATTACTAATAACTACAAATTTAACACCTTTAGCACTAAAAGAAAGATATGATGAAAGGACTTTAGATAGGCTAAGGAAGTGTAAAGTGGTGATTATCAAGGGAAAAAGTTTTAGAAATTAATTTGTATAAAATTGAAATATTTTTATATATTTGCATTGTGAAAACATTTATGATAATATGGGGAGTGGCTATAATTTATTGTGTGCTAGAAGTCTATTTCTGCTCTACTGTAATAGAAGATGAGTATAGTGGGGATAAATAATAATAACAATAGGGAAACTCTGAAACCCTTAACAGTTAATATTCCTTTTTTTTTCTAACCCCACTATGCTTATTAACTAAACAATATGAAGAAAAGAAAATTAAATAGTAAAAATCCTAAGTACAAAAAGGATAATGAAGAAAAATTAGTTGTGCTTAAAAAAGTTGCATTAACTGGGAAAGCACCAGGATATGGAGTTTGGTATAAAAATGAAAAATAATATGGAACATAGAACTTACAAATCAATTAAGTGGGTGTTAAACAAACACATTAAAAAGAATGTTAAAAGTCTTTGGACTTGGGAGAACGATAATTTTACTTGTATCTTTGAAAACTACTCAGGTGATAGTAGAATATACACAGCACATCAACTTTTAAGAATATTAAATGATGAATAGTGCAACTATTGGTTCTTTAATGATTGTTGGTGTTGTGATTTTATATATATTTGCTTTATGCTATGTTGAAGGCAAGATAGCAAGACAACAGAATGAGAAGTTAGAAAAAAATATAGATAAACTAGATGAAAAAGCATAACAAACACTATTACGATAAAGGCAGGAATGGATGGACTCCAACTAATACTTGGCAAGATGAGGTGGTGGAAGATAAAATAGATTATAGTAAAGATAAAACACCAAACTATTACATTGGTAGAGTCTATGGATATGAGGCTAGGAAAGTTGTAGAGGATTTTGATTTATCCTATAATATCGGTACTGCCACTACATATCTACTGAGAGCAAAGCGTAAGCACGATACAAGTGTTGATTGCATACAGAAGGCTATTAATCACTTAGAGTTTGAGTTAGATAAAATTAAAAATGAAAAAACCAATCTTTAGAGTATTTGTATCTTACGAGATAAAGAATAAAAAAACTGTAACTAGGAAAGCAGTTACAGGCACATTAGATACATTTGTTCTTACATCCAACATAAAAGAGATTGAAGCAGACCAAGAATTAATAGATAGAATTTGTTACATAAATAAAAAGAACCTAAAGAAAGTAGATGTTATAATTACAAGTATTGATATTGAAAATCAATATGGTGAAACTACTGATAGGTTTGAAGATGAATATTAGATTATGCCAAAGATTAGAAAGATAAGAATAGAAGATAGAAAAGATAGTAGAGGTGGTGGTTACTCCAGAAGAAAGTTTACTGTGGAAGAAGCCAATGCTATCAGAGAAGAATACACTACTGCTACAGAGAAGATAACTATCTCATCTCTTGCTAGGAAATACAAAGTATCACAACCTTTAATGTACCAACTAATAAAGGGTAAGACTTATACTGATGGGGGAATAGGGGGTAAGCATAGGGGGCATAGGGGGGCATAGGGGGTATGGCTATGAAGAAAGAAGCATTAGTCCAATCCTCATTCTGCACCTATATAAAATATACCTACCCTAATGTACGATACTGTGCCTCACTAGGTGGTATAAGAACATCTATGAAACAAGCAATACTAGCCAAGAAAACTGGCTATGTAAAAGGATTCCCTGATATGCAAATCTGTAAAGTCAATAGTGAGTATGCAGGACTATTCCTAGAGATTAAAGCAGATAAGACTTGCTACCCATCCAAAGAGCAAAAGCAATGGGTTGCTGACCTCAATGAAGCAGGTTACTATGCTAAGGTAGTTAAAGGACTTGAAGAATGTATGGATGTCCTTGATTGGTATATGAAAATAAAATAATTTTCTAAAAAAACTTTTCTTGAAACTGTTTCTGTTTTGAAACTGCTATGAAACTGCTAGGGATATTGGCTAGGAGATTTTGAGTGAGATTTTATTTTTGTTTCTTCTTTTCTAATTTTCGCACCTACTTTGTAAACAATTAAATTGTTAATAACTTTATTCTAAAATATTAGGATAATTAAAATATTTTGTTATTCGCATACGCGTTCTATCTATTGTAAATTTTCAACCTCTAAAATTGAGCAGCACCAACCAACCAACAAAAGCACATAAAAAGAATATATAAAAACACTTTTTCAATATAAGCAGCAAAAAAACGACTAAAAAACGAGCATAAAAAATACATCATTTTAAAAAAACTTTAAAAAAAAGTGTATTTACTAGAGTAAAATAAATATTAATCTTTTACACATTTTATTTGGTAATGTTAAAAAGTGTCGTATATTTGCATCATAATAATTAACTAAAAATAAACAAGATGAAAGGAATTTACAAACAACTAACAAAAGCACAAAATGAATGTTATAATGCAAAAGAGAACAAATTATTTGACTTATTAGAAGACCATATGAATTACTTTATTAATAATGAGTTAAGCAAATCTGAAGAACTAATAATTTTAAAATTCGCTAAAGATGTTTACAAGATAGCAAAACTAAAAAATGAATTAGACCCTTTAGTATAATAAATAATTAATCAGAGGGGCTTAAAAACCCCTCACAAAATTTTAAACTATGAAAGCAAAAACACAAAACACACTATCAACTAGAATTATTGACTTTGTATATGTAGGCGGGTTTCTTAGCCTATTTACTTTTACAGTAATGCAAATTATTAACTCTTAAAAACTAAAATTATGGATAATTACAAAATTACAAACAAGAAAAGCAGCAAAACTTATTTTTTCAATGAGGATGAAATGATAACCTTTTTTAACAAAAATAAGGTGCAAAATTACAGCCTTACAAACTTAACAGAGCAAAAGAGAATTAAAAGAACTAAAATGCTTGATACTATTGCAATAGTTTCATTCTTTGCTGCTACTGTATTAAGTACTATATTAATCATAGAAAACTACTATTAACCCCTTAAACCCTTTAAAAAATGGACACACATATAAGCAACGACCCAAACAACCCAATCAACCAACAACCAGAAGCACGATTCTGTGAGGTTTGCAATATAGAAGAGAGTAAAACATATTTTGCAGAGGACACAGAAATTTGCGAGGACTGTTTTTTCTCTTGCTGTGGGGATGAATTAGATCAAGATATAAGAATTTGCCCAACATGTAAGGAACATAATTAAAAACTATTAATTTAAAACTATAAAAAAATGTGGAATATTAAATACTTTAAAACATACGAACTAGCAAAAAAATTTATGCTAAGAAACAACTATAAAAACAAATATAGATATGAACTTATATTTGTAAATCATAGGGGTTATGAATATGCCGTAGAATATAAAAAACTATTAACTATAAAACTATAAAGAATGAATACAATTACAAAAAACGAACTAATCAAAAACACTTTACAAGATTTAACTCTTGAGTACTTGCAAGAAGATGCAACAGAATTTCTTTGCTCACCTGATGAGTTAGAAGATTATGATACTCACGAAATTTACCAAGAGTTACAAGATAACGGATTTTTTGATGTGGAGATAATTTATTACAGTAAAGCAATTGAATATCTAAAAGAAAATGATGCTTCACTTAGTGAAAGTATAGACATTGCAACCGAATACGGCTACACCTTAGAAAATATAAACTCTGAGACATTAGCAAGTTTGCACGCATCTAATAAAAGAATGAATAAATTTTGGGAAGATGTAGAGCCAAGCATGGACAAAATAATTAATAACCTATAAAACTAAATAAAATGAGACAAATTACAAAAGAATCAATTAACGCATTTATGAACGCTAAAAGATTTAAAAAACAAAATACTGTTGTTGAAGTATTGCCAAATGTAACAATTTTAAAATTACATGGTAACTCTATCGCTTACAGATACAACGACCCACAAAGGACGCTATCTGTAACTAATTGCGGATGGTTTACACCAACAACAAAGGAACGCCTCAACGCCTTACCTAATGTAGATATAAGACAAAAAAACTTTTTGTGGTATCTTAACGGCAAAGAGTGGAACGGCAATAAAATAGATATTAACTTTAAAACTTTATAAGATGAGCAAAGGACAATTACCACTTACAAACTGGAGCGACACACAATTAACACTTTTACTAATCTTAGCGGTCTTATTTGGAGGGTGCTAACAAAACATTTAAACATGAATACAATTAACACAGACAGAGCAAAGGAACTAATACACGAAACAAACGGAAGGATTTTCTCCAGCACCTTTATAAAAAAAGACGGTACACATAGACTAATGAATGCACGCCTTAAAGTAAGTAAAGGACTTAAAGAAGATGCAAAGCCACGCCCATATGAGCCGAGCAAATATAATCTTGTATGCGTTTATGATATGACAAAACAAAGTTATAGAATGATTAACTTAAACACTTTACTGACTCTATCTATCAATAAGAATACATATACTATTGAATAAGTAAAGCAATTAAATACTAATATTAAGCCACCTTTAAACAGGTGGTTTTTTTATGCTCTAATGCAAGCAAATAGATAAGCAATACTAACATACTATAAGCACATCAAAAGGCTTTAAAACGTTTAAATACTTAGTTATTATTTGATAAGTGTTGATTATATTAGGTTTAAAATGTTCTGTATGATTGGCAAATTTTTCTTTTTCAGACAACTTTGCACTAAAAAAAGAGATATTTTATCAACATAAAGTGTTAATTACTAAGATATTACAAACTTTAAGCAGTTTTTAGTTTGATTTGGTCTGATTCCTAAAGATTTTTATTAAAAAGATGTTAAAAAGGTTAAATAAAAGGGTTTGTTTTGGGATTCCGTAAACCACTGTATATATACTGTTTAGCCACCCAAACGCACACACACCAATCTAAAGTTCAATTTTATAAATACTATGTTTGTAGAATAAACATTTATTTTAAAAGTTGTTATATACTTTGCGATATGAGCAATAATGTTTACTATAGGATGTGGCGATTATAAGTATTAGGGAATAATAACATATACTCTTATAAGAGGCACGAAGATAGGTGTTTAAAATTATAGTTTTGCATAGTTTTCTTACAATTTACAATAATGTTAAATAATAGAAGTTCAATTTTATATAATAATTAGGAA